CATTACAAGTTCATCGATAATTATCAGAACAATATCGAGAACATGTATAAGAATAAATTCATCATTGAAACCACTGTCAAGTCCCCTTTGACTTTTATTGCAGCAGATAGTGCTTCGGAAAATTCTCCTGAAAACTGGCACTTACATTGTAAGAGTTATTGGAACCAATTATGTAAGGTTGATCACTCTTGGATTTGGCGAGACATTTTGGGATATTGTTATGGAACAGGTCCTCTTGGTAGAAGGGAACCTCATCCCTTAGAGGGTCCTCATAAGAAGATCGCAAATTACCTACTAAATAAGGATAAATACACGAAGATCGTATAAAGTGCCTCTTCAAGAGTTATCTAGAGGTTTTAAAGACATCTCGTTGTCTTTTAAACGTCACCCAGTTACGAATGATTTGCTTCCGCTGAGGAATGCTGATGCTATCAAACGTGCTGTACAAAATCTTGTACGTATTAACATCGGAGAAGTTTTCTTTAACGATCTGATTGGTACAAATATTACTGGTTCTTTATTTGAATTGGCGACAGACGATTTGGTCTTACCAATTCAAACTGAAATTGAAACTACAATTACGAACTTTGAACCTAGAGTAAGATTGACTGATGTCGATGTTACTCCTCGTCCTGACGAGAACGCTCTAGAAGTTGAGATTCGTTATGACATAGTTGGTTTATCAACGCCTACTCAGACTGTCACTTTCATTCTAGAACCAACTAGACTCTAATATGGCACTAACTCAGTTTACTAATCTAAACTTTGAGGACATCAAGTCCTCAATTAAGGACTATCTGAGGGAGAACACTAACTTCTCCGACTTTGACTTTGAAGGTTCTAACCTCACAGTCATTATCAATCTGCTTGCTTATAATTCATATATCACCGCCTACAATACAAACATGGTGGTGAACGAATCGTTTATCGATTCCGCAACGCTAAGAGAAAATATCGTCTCACTTGCGCGTAATATTGGATACGTTCCTCGTTCCAAACGCGCAGCGGTGGCACAAATTGAGTACCAGGTCTCTGGTATCGCTACATCAAACGCTACAGTTACCTTTGAACCTGGGTTAATTGCTAATTCCTTGGTATCTGATAAGAATTTTCTGTTCTCAATTCCCGAAAAGTTCGTATCTGCCACATCAGACGGAGTTACTGAAGGAACATTAACGATATTTCAGGGTCAATATCTAGAAAAAAGTTGGACTGTAGATAACAATCAACCAAATGCTCGATATATTCTTCCAAACAGTGACATTGACACCTCAACTTTGCGTGTAAAAGTTAAGGAAGACTCGTCTTCTACGACTGTTACCGAGTATAAACTGGTTGATAACATCATTGGCGTCACTTCTACGTCAAATATCTACCTAATTCAAGAAACAACGGACGAAAAATACGAAATTTTGTTCGGTGATGGCATTTTTGGCAGAAAACTGCAGTCTGGTAACATCATTGAGGCGTCATACATCAAGACTGACGGCAAAGATGCGAACGGAGCGAACTTTTTTAACTTTGTTGGAACGATTAGTGACGAAAATGGCGCAAATATTACGTCATTTCAACCAATCATCTCCTCAAGAGTGCCTGCTGAAAACGGAGATGACATTGAAACTGTCCAATCCATCAGAAATTACGCTCCAAGGCGCTATGCTGCCCAAAATAGGGCGGTAACTGCGTCTGACTATGAGGCAATCTTGCCTTCTATCTACCCAAATATTGAATCTGTGAGTGCTTATGGTGGTGAAGACCTAAATCCACCGCAATTTGGTCGAGTTTTTATCGCCGCGAAACCAAGAAACGGTGCTTTCCTCGCAGAATCGACCAAAAAGCAACTTTTACAGTCGCTTAAGAATTATTCTGTCGCTGGAATTGTTCCAAGTTTCATAAATCTCAAGTATTTGTATGTTGAGGTTGATAGTTACGTCTATTATAACCCAAATTTTGTCGGTGACCCCAATAATTTGAAAGCAAATGTGGTCTCCTCGATCACCCAGTATGCTCAAAGCGAAGAATTAAATAAATTTGGCGGAAGATTCAAATATTCTAATTTTACATCATTGATTGATGAGGTTGATACCTCTATTACATCAAATATTACGACTGTCAGGATTCGTAGAAACCTATCTGCACTGATTAATCAGTTCGCCAACTATGAATTGTGCTTTGATAATGAATTTTTCCGTGGCAACGACGAATATAACATTAAGTCAACAGGATTTAACGTATCTGGTATTGATGACGTAGTTTATGTGGCAGACAGGGTTGTAGCGGGTTCTACTATCGGCAATCTTTTCCTATTCACACTTAATAATAATTCAGAACCTGTTATCGTCTCTACCAAATTTGGAACAGTCAATTATGAGACTGGTGAATTGCTTATAGATACTGTGAACATAACGTCAACAGTTCTACCCGACAATATTATTGAGATTCAGGCAATTCCAATGTCAAATGACGTTTTGGCACGTAAGGAACTGTATCTACAACTCGATGTTTCCAAGAGTAACTTCTTTATGAGATTGGATAGCATCTCCTCTGGTGCTAATACCTCTGGAACTCGTTATCAACCACAATCTAGCTACCAAAACGGTAAGAAAACCAGATAAGAGATGATCGAGACCTCCCTATCCCGTGTAAAAATTTATGAGGTTATTCAAAGTCAGATACCTGAGTATATTGACTTTGAAAATCCTCTGTTTGGCGAATTTTTAAAACAATACTACTACTCTCAGGAGTTCCAGGGTGGTCCGGTTGATATTGCCGAAAATTTAACAGAATACAAGTCACTAGATTTTCTTAATAACGAAACCCTTACTGGGTTCACATCTTTAACCTCTGACATCAGCGGTGTTGACTCTACTATCTTTGTAGATTCTACAAAAGGATTCCCTAATCAGTGGGGTCTATTCAAAATCAACGATGAGATCATTACCTACACCGGTATTGGATCTACATCGTTCACTGGATGTGTTCGTGGTTTCAGTGGTATTGAGAATAATGCTAAAACTAACCAACCAGAGCATCTGACCTTTACTGTCAGTGATGTAGACTCTCATTCCGCCGAATCTAGAGTAACAAACCTTAGTAATGTCTTCCTCCAGCAGTTTTTAAAGAAACTGAAGACACAGATTCTTCCTGGATTCCAAGAAAGGTTCCTGAACGGCAATCTGGATCAGTCCAACTTCATTAGACAGGCAAAAGACTTCTATAAGTCAAAAGGAACTGAAGAAGCATTTAAGATTCTCTTTGGTGCTCTATATGATGAGAAGGTTGAGATGGTTCAACCTCAAGAGTTCCTATTCAGACCGTCCGATGCTGAGTTTGTAGTCAACGATGTACTTGTTTGTGAAGCAATCAGTGGAGACCCAACTAAGACCGTCTCAGAGACGCTTACACAAGGCAATGCGAGCGGTTCTATTTACGATGTTGAGTCCGTATCTTTAAACAAACGATTATATTACAAATTTAGACTTTCTAGTGATACTATAGTTAATAAATTTGTTCCAACTAACAGAACACATCTTACAAAGGGTGTTGGCGTCGGTGCGACGGTTCTTTGTGTCGATTCTACGGTAGGATACGCCAATTCGTCCTCCGTCGTCTTTGGTACCACGACTCTTGAGTACACTGACAAAACTCTTACCGAGTTTTTGAATGTTACTGGTGTAGGGGAGACAATCGGAATTGGTCAAACTCTGGATCAGGGAAATGTTGCAGTTTCTTATGAAAATGGAGATCTTGACCGTCCTGTAGAACTTCGTGTCCTAAGTTCTATAGTTGCTTTTGATGGTTCTGGTACAAATCAGACTCCTGAGACTATAATCAAAATTAAAACTCTTGGTAAGGAGCAAGATGATCTAAGATTCCATTCTTGGATTCAAAATAGTGCTGTCAAATACAGTATTGACACTTTTAGTCTCACTGGACCCAATAATTACAGAATTACATTATTTGATGACTCTTTCTATAATGAAACTGATCAAATTGAAGTAATTGATCAAGATGGTGCGGTATTGGACGCATCCATCACTAATGTAATTAATTTAAGAACGTTGGACATCAATTGTCCGACTTTGACTGTTGGGGACAAGTATTTTATCCGCGCAAAACTAAGAACCAATAAAGATTTTGTAGCAAATATCCAAAACACGTATTCTGACGGATCTTCAGTATATGTGGCATCTAACAGTCTGCCACATTATGATATAGACCCACAAAAACGTGTAAGGTCCTTTAGTGTGACTGGTGACACCATTAATGTTGCTGATCATAACTTCTTGAGTGGTGAAATTGTAATTTTCACTGGAAGTGCTGTTGGTCTCAATACTGATCAACCATATTATGTCAAACGAGTTAATGGTAATGAATTTAAACTCGCTCTGAGCGCCGAGAACGCTCGTAGGGATCAAGTCATCACAATTGACGGTTCTGGTTCTCTGACGCCCTTCCAGGTGGGTCTCAAGGACATTGGAGCACAACAACTAGTTCGCAAATTCGACAATCCAACCCTAGGTAACAAAAAAGACATTGTAGAACCTGGTGGTGTAGGTTTGTTCCTGAATGGTGTTGAAATTATTTCACACAGATCTTCAGATCGTGTTTATTACGGTTCTGTAGAGGATGTGACTGTTTTGAACACTGGGGATGGATATGATGTTATTAATCCTCCCAGATTGTCTGTACAGCAGACAGGGCATACTGGAGCAGGAGCATCTGTTCTCGCGCAAGTCGCTGGACCTATTGTAGAGTTTTTGGTTGATACAGAAGGTGTAGACTACACGTCTCAACCGGATGTCAAGGTAACTGGCGGCAATGGCGAGTGTGCTGCCGAAGCGAAGATGAAATCAGTTTCGCATGAGGTATCTTTTGATAGTTCAACTGTAGGCGGTGTCGTCAACACATCAACAGACAAATTTGTATTCAAAACCGCTCATGGATTTAAATCTGGCGAAGAAGTCATCTATTCCACGGATGGTACAACTACGATTGGTATTGGAACTACTCCCGGTAATTTGGTTAGCCAATCAACTTATCGTGTCATCAAGAATGATGATTATACCATATCATTGGCGGGAAAACAGAGCGATGCCGTTCTAGGTATTGGCACTATTCCCCTTTCTAGTTCTGGAGCAGGAATTCACAAGTTCAGCACTAAGATTCCCAGACTTAAGGTAGACAAAGTTAATGTAATCTCTAGTACAGACTTCTTTAACCGAGAAGTTACTATTCAAGAGACTAATGAGTATGTTGATGTAATCACTGCTAAGAACCACAGATACTCTTCTGGCGATAAAGTTCGTTTCACTGGATCTGTTGCTGGATTGACAAGTGGGGATGATTACTATGTGATCAAGGTTAATGAGGATCAGTTTAGAGTTTCTATCTCTACATCTCTAACATCCTTTGTCAATCTGACTACCAGTTCTGGTACAGGATCGTTCAATTATCCACCGATTGTTGTAACTCTCAAAGGACAGCAAGGTATCAGCACTGCTGATGCTACAGCGACTCCTATTGTAAGAGGTGTAGTTGACGGTATCAACGTAAAAGAATCAGGAGGAGACTTTGGTTCTCTTGTAATCAACGATAACTTTAAACCAGATGTTCGTGTAATCGCAGGATCCCAGGAATCATTAGTCCCTGTCATCATTAACGGTCAAATTGATTCGGTATCAGTAAAAGCAGGCGGTAAGAACTTCTTTAGTGTGCCTGATATTATTATTGCTGGTGACGGTGTTGGTGCCAAACTAAAAGCAGTAATCAATAACGGCAGTATTGTGAGTGTGGATGTAATCAACAAAGGCATCAACTACACACGCACTGCTACCACTATCACTGCCAAAAGTCCAGGTCAAGGTTTAATTTCCAGCGCCAATTTGAAAGAATGGACAATTAATAATGTTGACAGGTATGCTAAATTTGGTGATGTAAAAGAAGATGATGGTTACTATGGTAACCTGAAGGTAGAGAAAAACAACCTTCCATATATTAATTACTATGCTCCGCGCAAACTAAGTGAATATCTGGGTGATGATGGTACTCAACACTCACCTATCCTAGGATATGCTTATGACGGCAACCCAATTTATGGACCGTATGCGCTGGTAGACAACGCACTCAAGTATCTAGAGTCAAGTTATGACACAGTTGGCGGATCTAGACCAGGCGGTCCACCCGTTGCTGATTATGCTAAGGGTTCCTTTGTAGAAGATTTTGTATATCAAGAAGGTCTGGGTGATCTTGACGAGCATAATGGACGCTTTGCCGCAACGCCAGAATATCCAAATGGTGTGTATGCTTATTATGTTACCGAGTCTAGCACCGAAGTAACAGATACTAATAGTCCTTTTGTCAATCGTAGAGAACCACTATTCCCATATGTCGTGGGCAACTCCTTCCATGCGAAGGTACAGGACTATAACCTACAGTTTACTTCTACTCAGGATAACCTACCTGCTGGTCTTGTAAGAAATACTAAGAAGCAGAACATTCGTGAGTACGAATTTATTGATGAAAATGCCAAAGGTAAATTCAATCCATGTGTGATTGAGGCATCGTCTAAAGGTGCCATTGAAGATATCAAAGTTTTGGTAGCGGGTAAAAATTATAATGTAGGTGATAGACTTACATTTAATAATACTGGAACAGAAGGATTTGGTGCTTTAGGTAAAGTTACCGAAGTTGTTGGTGCTGCTGTAACAGTAATCACCTCTACTGTTGAAACTAACCAAGGAGTTGAACTATTTGCCGAAGGTAACGTTGTAACCGGCATTGTCACTGTTGGAATTCATAGTTATGTTCCAGGCATCCCAATTAAAATTTCTGGCATCTCTAGTAGCATTTACAGCGAACTAGAAGGAACTTTTGTCATTGATGTAGACTTTGTTAGAAGTGGACTTGGTACATCTCTTCTGTCAACTGGTCTAACCACTAGTATCTCACTAACTGAGGACGTTTCTAAGTTCCAGGAGGATGATATCGTCCAAGTGGGTAATGAGCAGATGAAGGTCATTACTGTTGATACACTCAATCAAAAAATTAAACTTGCCCGTGCTCAGAACGGCACTGTTGGTGCTGCTCACACAAATCGTGCTGAAATCAAACGTTTAGAGAAAAAATTCACCTATAAAACAAAAAACATAATCTCTGTACAGACACCAAAAAATATTGTTGAATTCTTTGATGCTGAGAACAGCGTTGGTGTTGGTTTAACCTCAGGAGTTGGTATTGGAACAACTGTTTCGTTTGTTGGTGCTGGAAACAGTTCTACTAACATCAATATTCCAATCAAATCAATTCGCATCCCAAATCATAGATTTGTACACGGTGATCCTGTAACATACACTCCTAGTGGTGGTCAGAACCTCCTATACTCGTATAATGGTAGTGTAACTCAATTCTTACCTACTAATAATCTATTTGTACAGAAAATTAGTAAAGACCTGATTGGTATTGTTACACAGGCGTATCAAATTGACAATGAGTTTGATCGTGTCTTTTTCAATGGCACCATTGGTGTTGGTGATACACATTCGTTCAGGACGGCAAGAAATGTTCCTACAGCGAATGCCACTAAGTTTGAGTCTGTAGTTTCTACCGCATCTACCCACAATCTAGAAGTTGGTGATGTAATTAATTTGACTTTGGTGTCTGCTGCCACCAGCACGGTCAGTACGACGTATTCTGATGCTACCAAGTTTGTTAGTATTGGATCTTCTGTGAACCCACCAATTAATGTGACTATTGGTGATAGATTAGTATTTGATACTTCCGATTCTGATTTAGCAGATACAACACTACAATTCTATGAAGACCCCAATTTTGTCAAACGTTTTGTTGGATCCGGATCTTCTACAATCGAAATTGTTGACAATCTAGTTCCTGGCATCTCATCTGCCAAAACAACAGTGCATTTCACTGAGCAGATGCCATCGGTTCTGTATTATAAGTTCGTTTCTGAATTAGCATCTAAACAAGTTGAGGTAAACACGGATATCAAAGATCATAGTAAGATCATTGTCAATCCTAGTGCTTTCTCTGGCAAGCATTCCATTTCTACTGCCACCGCACAAGAGTTCCGATATGTAACTCCAGGTTCTCCAGAAAGAGTTGGATATACCTCAGAGTCTGTCATTCAATATACCACTAAGTCTACAAACGTCACAGGTGGCGTTCACAGAGTCCTTGTAGAGGATGGCGGCACAAACTATAGAACTCTACCTAAAGTCTCTGTAGGTTCCACTACGGGGTCTTCTGCGGTCTTCTCTGTAGAATCTAATAGTATTGGAAATATCACGAAGACTAGACTATTAGAATCTGGTTATGATTTCCCATCAGACCCCACTTTAAGACCTGAGGCATTTGTACCCGATGTCATTGTTTTACGTGATAATTTTAGTCTTCAGAATGTTGCAATTACCTCTACGGGTTCAAACTATCTGACTCCGCCAGACCTAATTGTATATAATGAAGAAAAGGATGAAATTAACGATTCTGTAAGTCTTATTGCAGAATTGAGTGGTAGTAGTGTTGGCAATGTTAAAGTTATTGCTGGTGGTGGCAATCTGACAAGTTTTGACAGTCGTGTCATTGCTACCAATAATGATAATGGTGTTGGTATTATTAGTGCCACATACTCTGATCCTACAGTCACATTAAGACTACAAACTCCTCCTACAGGATTTACGACAGCAGTTCCTTTACCATTCGCTGTTGGTGATCAAGTATTTGTAGAAAATATCGGAGTCACAACTGGAAATGGATACAACTCTTCAGAATTTAAATACAAATTCTTCACCCTCACGGGTGTCAATACCAATCCAGGTTTGGTTAATCAATCAACCATAACCTATGTGGTTGATAAGAATCCCGGTTTAGATGATGGTTTTGGATTTGGTGTTGTTTCCAGAAAACAAAATATCGCACTATTTGAGTCAACTTTAACCGAGGGTGTCTTTTTTGCTGGTGAAGAAGTTTACACCAATAATGTTACTACAAACATTATTGCCGGTAAAGACAGTTCCACAAATATTATAAGAGTTGAGTCTATTACTGGAATTAATACTGGTGACAAAATTACCGGTAAAGAATCTGGTGCGTCTGGCATTGTTAACAGTCTTATAGAGAATTCTGGCAAATTCGATGTAGGGTCTACTTTTGAAAAACAATTTGGTTGGGAAAGAGATACTGGAAAACCAAATGAGTTCCTACAAAGAGTACAAGACAATGACTATTATCAACGTTTTGCTTATTCTCTAAGATCTGAAGTTGGTATTAGTAGTTGGAGTGAACCAGTTGAGTCACTGGCACATATTGCCGGATTTAAAAAACATAGTGATCTTAATGTCATCTCATCCAGTACGGTCAACACAGGTATTGGGGTTACAACAGCAGATGAAGATTCTTCTTCAATTATCATTATTGACAATGATGCTGATGTAAATTGTAGATATGACTGGGACGCTGTTAGAGAGTTGACCAGCAATGACCAGACAAAATCTGACAAAATCGTATTCAGAGGAAATCAATTTGGCGAAGCACTTATTTGTGATACAAATCGCGTCTTGGAGATTGACGATATCAGTCCTCAATTCTACTCAGACCCCGACCTCAACAAATCAGTTCAACTGGATGTCTTCGCAGCATCTTCTGTAAATGCTGTCAAATATTTCGCGCAGATTGTACTTGATTCTACCTCAGGTGTTTTGGTCAATGAAACTCAATATTGTGAGTTTGTTGTAAGTCATAATGGTAACGTAGCACTTATCTCTCAGTATGCTGATCTATCAGACTCTTTTGACCTTGGTGATTTTACAGCAGATTTGAATGCTGGTGAGGTTTCAGTTTCATTCAATCCCTTCAATCCAACATTCGTTTATGACATCACCTTCTACAAAGAGGTCATGCAGGAAGGTGTTGGTTCAGGAACAACCTCATACAAAAATATTGAGAAATCTGGAGTCTCTTCATACTGTACTACCGCCACGACACAAGTTATTCAAGCATGGAATGCTACTGACTTCCGCTCCGGAAACGTTCTTGTTTCAATAGCATCCACTGATGAGAAAGAATTCCTCGAAGCATCCTTTGTGGGAGTTGGAACCACCATGTTCTACAACGAATATGGTAAGTTCAAAGAAGACATGGATCTAGGTACATTTGAAATGGATATTACTGCTTCGCAGGAAATCCAGGTTAAGTTTACCCCTGCTGCTGGTCTTGGCGTTACAGTATCCACCTTAGCAACTAAAGTAGGTATTGCCACTACAGTGGGCAGCATTGAGAGTTTGTTTGAAGTGGGTGACGCCGCCTTGACCGCGACTAGAACAGCAATTTCAAGCGATTCATCTGCTACTCCAGGCGCTGTAACTATTTCGGATACAACTTACAATAATTACACGTCAGTAAAATACTACGTTGAGATTAACAATATCACCAACAACGAATATTCTACCTTCCAGGTAGCAGCGAACTTGTATGAAGGTGATGCTAATTACAGTAAGTACGCAAACGTCTCTACTGGGGCAACAGAAAGACGCGACATCATTAATACTGCTGTTGCCATCAGTGCTCCAAGTGTATATCTACAATTTACCCCTAAGCAGAACACTGCTTATGAGGTGAGAGTACATGAGGTTCGCATTGACAAACCAGATGATGTAAATGCTGATACTCTCATTAACCTGTCCTAAATATCAGAAAACTACGATAGATGTCATTTCAGATTGGTTCTATCAATAAAAAGTTTAACGCTGAACAGGACTCCTTTAGGCGTTCTTTCAACTTAACACATAAAGAAGATCCAATCTTTCACAAAGAGTTTGATGGGTCTAGCACCACCGACGTTCTTCTCGGTGGAGATACCTTTGTAATTAGTAATCACTTCTTCGTAACTGGTGAGCAACTACAGTATACGTCTGACGCTACTCCCATTGCCATCGATGGTTCGAGTCCGGGAGTAGGTGGTGGAACCACCCTGCCACAAACAGTATTTGCGGTTAAGACAGCAGAAAATAAATTTCAAGTAGCAGCGACTAAAGCACTCTCTTTAACGGGAGATATTATCAATCTAACTGCGGTTGGATCGGGAACCACTCATAGTTTTACTGCTATCAAGCAAAATACTAAGTGTATTATTGCTCTAGACAATATTATTCAGTCACCCATTTATGAAAGAGTTGGTGCCGGAACAACACTAGATGCTGTTCTAAACAAAGTTATTTCTCTTAATGATGTTGGTACGTTTAGACCAAATGATCTTTTAAAAATTAACGATGAGATCATGCGTATCCAAGTTGTTGGGTACAATGGAAATCCTAACGATGTGTTTGTTGATAGGGCATGGTTAGGCACAACACAAGCATCTCATGCTGTTGGGGATGATGTAAAGTTCTTTCAAGGCGATTATAATATTATTGATGACGTAATTAATTTTGTAGATGTTCCCTTTGGCGGAATTAGAGAAAGTCTTAGATTCTCAGATTCTGAAGTAAATATTGACACGGATAGTTTTACTGGTATCAGTGACTTTCTTGAAACAGGATCTCAAGTAAAACTTAGATCACTTAATCCACCACAACCACTTATTGGTAACAGGGATTACTTTATTATTAAAAATTCAGCAAATAATTTTACTTTTGCCGATACAAAAGATCTTGCTCTAACTGGTGTTGGTATTACCTTAACCACTGCTGGTATTGGTACACATAGAGTTGTCTTTGTTGATACTTCTAATGGTAGTTCTTTCCAAGGCAGATCATTTATCAGAAATGATTATACCGGAAATATTATCATTGACGATGTTGCTCAAAACTTTACTGGTATCGCAAGAACGTTTACCATCAGAGAAGACGGATCAAACATCACAGGAATCACCACAGATAATGGTGCTATTCTAGTTAACAATATTTTCCAAAAACCAGAACTCGACTATAATTTCATTGGTGGTTCGGCAACCGGCATCACTTCTATTGCTTTTAGTGGTAATGGTACAAACGCTACTAGTTTAACTGATGTAAATGCTAATATACTACCTAGAAAAGGTTTAATCGTTTCAATTGGTAATTCACAAGGATATGGATATCAACCCAGACAGACAGGAATCGGAACAGCGGTGGTCAGCGGATTTGGAACAGTCACTGTCGCTATGGGCTTTACTGGCAGTGGATACAGAAATCCCAGAACAACTTATAGACTTTTTGTCGATGGCGGAGATCCTACGACTGGCGCTGCTGGCACATTTACTGTCGTAGGTGGTCATATAAAAGACATCTTTATGAATACTGTTGGAGCAGGTTACACCTGGACCAACGTTCCACGTTTAACTTTTGAC